CAATGGTTGAAATCTTTGTAAACACACCATTAGACAACGGCTTAAAGTCTTAATTTCTATTAAGATTAAATTAGTGGTCATAAACCTCATCAATTATTGGTGGGGTTTTTTCTTTACGCTACAATAAAACTAAATTACTTTATAGATCGTGGCAGCTACCATAAATGCAACTATAAAAAGTGAAACTGCTAACAGCTTTGTCACGCTAGCTGAAGCTAATACTTATTTTGAAACTGTTCCAGATTCTTCAACGTGGACAAATAAAACTGACGATCAAAAGAATAGATCATTAATAGCTGCTACAAGATGGATTGAAACTTTAGTATTTTATGGTGATAGATGTGATGAAAGTCAGGCACTTAAATTTCCTAGAACTAATTATCAGGTAGATGGTGTTGAGTTAGCTTGTTCTACCATTCCATTAAATATTAAGTACGCACAATATGAATTAGCTAGAGCTTTAGCAAATGATACTGATGCTATTACTGGCACTACTGGTAAGGATGGAAACTTTAGTGAAGTAAAACTAGGAGATATACAGGTTAAATATAATACTGATAGTCAGGGCACTGGTTCTGTTAATAATATCTTAGATGTTTACCCTTGGTTACAAAGTTACCTTGGAGCATATATGCTAGGTGGAGCAGGTAGTTTTCAAATGAGGGTGGTTAGAGGATAATGGCAGGTCAATTAGATTCACTACTAAAAAGTATTGCTAAACAAGTAGTTACTGATATAGGAACTTCTTTAGATTCAACTATTTCTTATGTAAAAAAAGGAACATCTAGCTATAACTTAGATACTGGAGAGGAAGTTAGTGTAGATACAACATATTCAGACTTAAAAGTACCTATTGAATTTGTAGTATCTGAGGAAGATGATGGGAGAGAAATTAGAAGAGCAAAAATTTATATAACACCTGATCTTATTGGAGATAATCAACCTAATTTTGAAGATGAAATTACATTAACTTATGCTGGATCTACAAAAGTTGCACAAATAATTGATATTGATACAAAGCAAGGTGGGCAAACTTATTTATTTACATTGCAGGTTAGATTCTAATGGCTAGAAGAAGAGCCAGAAAAGGTTATGGTCCAAGAGGAACCTCATTTACTGAATTAAGAGCAAAAGATTTTAGTGATCTTATTAAAGAAGATTTACAGGAAGAAATTGATGCAAGTCTAAATGGTTTTGTCAGGTCTGTAGTAAATGATTTAAGTAATGTTGGAACACAAAGTACTTCTGGTGGTGTAAGTCCAGTTCTTACTGGTTTTTTTGCTTCTAGTTGGAAAGCAAGTAATACTTATATTGCAAGAAAAGACAATATTAAAAGTTTTCCAAGGTGGAATAAAATAGAAAAACAAAATAAAAAAGGGTTTCAAAACAGGTTAAAACCAGGATTTAAACCTTTAATTCAGCCAAGACATCCTGTACCAACTAATTTTGAAAGAAATAAAACAGTTTTTATAGGTAATACTGTTAAATATGCCCCTTATGCTTTGCTATCTCCTAAATCAAATATTAATGCTTATTTACAAGGAGGTGCTACTGGAAATTTTAGTAAGAATTTAAATCAAAAAATAAATGATTTTTTTACAGATAAGCGACCTGATATTAGAGTTGGTGCAGAACCTCAAGGTTCTAGAATTGGTTACTTAAAACAATGACTTTAGTAAACACCAGAGCAGCTTTTGAAAAAGCAGTGACAGATAAGGTATCAGACATTGATCCTACTGTTTTAATGGTCTACGATAATGTTGCTTTTACAACTCCTGGAAAAAGTAAAAAATATATTATTATGTCAATAAATTTTGGTCAATCTACTATTCAGAATCAAGGTGCTGCATCAAGTTATTACTCTGGGTTTATTCAATGTAATATTTATGTTCCAAGATCAAAAGGTAGCTCTGTTCTTTCTTCTATAAGTGAATCTGTTATTGATGGTCTTACTTCTGTTAATGCCTCTGATTACAGCGATACATTTAGTTGTAAGCCAAGAGTTCTAGATATTGTTGGCCCTGGACCTATTTTGTCAGATGAAGAATCTCATTTTTTAGGTGTAATATCTTGCCAATTTACCGCTAACGTTTAATATAGTAAAGTAATATAATTTTGATATGACAAGAGCAGTTGATCTTTTAAAGAACAAGTTTGGAGTTTCTCAACTTTACAAACATGATGTTAAGAAAAACGATGAGATTATTCTTACTGTTTATTGGCATCCATTAACTATTGCAGAAAGAGAATCAATTTTAAAAAAAACAGGAAACGATGATGCTAATGAATTTGCATTAGGTTTAATGCTTCAAAAAGCACTTGATAAAGATGGTAACAGATTATTTTCTGATGGAGACAAGGCTTCATTAAGAAGAGAAGTAGAAGCAAATATTTTACAAGAAATACAATTAGCAATGATGGAAGCTGGCACTACTAAAGAAGGAGAACAGGCAGAAGCCGATTTGAAAAGCTGATAAGTTAATGTTTTTTATGTTTTCTTTAGCAAAAGAGTTAAAGATGACTGTAAAGAAATTAGCTGAAGAATTAACAATGGAAGAGTTATTAGGTTGGTCTGCTTATTTTTCAATTATTGATAAAGAAAGAAAACAAGAACAAGAAAAAGCACAACGAACTAATGCTTTAAGAGGAAGAACAAGGTAAGATAGAAAGTAAATTAAGTCTTAGTAATTAAGTGGCTGCTGATTATACGAGAAATATAGTATTTAGTGTCAATGACAAAGCAATAAGACGTGCGACTGATCGTATTACTAAAAGTCTGACAAATATAGAACGCACATTAAAAAGAATTGAAGGTAAAGGATTTAATAATTTAGCTAAAGGTGCTGAAAAAGCATCTAAACAAGTTTTTACTACGACTAAAAGTATTGAAGCTTTAGATAAAAGAGTAAAAGGTATAGCAAAAATTGATTTAGGTCCGATTAGTACTTTTTTTAAAACAACTTCAAGTGGTTTTAAAAATATACAATTTTTTGCTAAAAGATCAGGACAAGACTTAAGAACAATATTTGAATTTTTTAACAAAGGTAGACTAGATATTATAAGTTTTACTACTGCAATAGGAGCAGCAATATCAGGTGTAAAAAATCTTGGTTCATCTGCTAGAACAAATCTTACTGTTTTAGGTTCTTTATTAGATGCAAATAATAAAAAAGCTCAAACATTTATAAGCACATTAGCATTAGGTTCTCAAATGAGAGGTAAACAATTACCTCTTTCTGCTAATCCTAATACTTTAGCTATTAATACTGCTATAGCTCGTCAAAATTCAATGCGAGGTAATGTTTTAAGAAATACATTACGCAGTCAGGCAGGTAGAACGGGTTCTAACTTTGCAGATTTCAGTCAAGATGCGAATCAAGTTACTAGAGTAATGAACTCAAGAGGAAGGCCAGCAGGTTTTATAGGTCCAGACAGACCTGGTATTCAAGATCCTATAGCTAAATCAATTAGAAGGAATCAAGCCAAAAGAGATAGACTATTACAAAACGAATTAAGAATAAGAAAAAATATTCTAAAAGTAGAACAACAAGGTCTTGTAATAGCAAAAACTGAATTAAGTGTTGGAGCAGGTGGTCAGGGATTTATAGGCCCAAGACTTCAAAGAGGAACTAGACTTAGGCAACAATTCCAAGAAGGTGGAGCTTTCTTTAATAGCAGAGGAAGAGCAGGTAGAATTGCTGGTGCTGCTCAAAGTGGTCTTATTGGTGGTGGTTTCCCCTTATTATTTGGTCAAAGTCCTGGGGCTGCACTTGCAGGTGGAATTGGTGGAGCACTTGGTGGAGCATTAGGTCCAGGATTCGGGTTTGCTGGTTCTATTGTTGCTACTGCTGTTGCTCAAAAAGTAGGAGAAGCTAAAGAATTTGAAAAAGAAATTAATAAATTAAATAAGTCTATAAGGTTAACAGGAGGAGATTCTGAATTCTCTGTTGCCAGCATTAAAAAGTTAGGAAGAGAATTAGGTATTACAAAAGATGAGGCATTACAAGCTGCTCGTTCGTTTGAGGCTTTTGGTGCTGCTGCAAGAATAAATCTTATAAAAGTTTTTGGAGATGAAGCTACATTTAATAGTTTAAAAAACCTTAGAAAAACAGTTGATGTTTTAAATAATATTGATTTAATCGAGAAGAAAATTGGTAAAAAAAGAGCAGATCAAGCTGTAAGTATTGCTGCTAGTGCAGGAGGTTTAGAAGCACAAAAATTTATACTTGAAGAAATGTTCAAATTAGAAAAAGAAGAAGTAAAAGGTAAAAGAAAATTAAATAGATTACAAAGAATTTTAATAGGAATTACATCTTTTGGAGATGTCACAAATATTGATAAACAAATAAAAGATCTTGATGATAAAGACCTACAAAAACTTGCAAGTACTCAAGCTGCTGGTTTAAGAATAACTAATGAAGAAAGAAGAAGATCAGAAGCTAGAGACATAGTTAGACAAATATCAGAGCCTAAAGATGAATTAAAAGAATTAATGGACCCATTAAAACAATTAATATCTTTATCTAGATCAGTAGGAGATTCTTTCGCTGAATCATTTAGAGGTATTGTTAGTGGTTCAATGACTGCACAACAAGCATTAAGAAATCTATTTCAACGTACAGCAAATCATTTCTTGGATATGGCTGCACAGATGATTGCTAAACAAATCACAATGAATGTATTAGGTATTGGATTAAAGTTTTTCTCAGGAGGTATAGCAGGACAAAGAGGTGGAAGTCCTACTAACAAACTTGGATCAGGTGGAACAGATTTAATTGGGCAAGATTTCGATTCTGAGTCTTTCGGTGTACCAAAAGGTCAATTTATTGAATTTAACCCCGAAAACTTTGCTAATGGTGGTAGACCTCCTGTTGGTAGACCTTCAATCGTAGGAGAACGTGGCCCAGAATTGTTTACCCCAGGTGTATCAGGAATGATTACACCAAACCATGCTCTTGGTGGAACAAATGTCGTAGTAAACGTAGATGCTTCTGGTTCTTCTATTGAAGGTGATGAAGATAGAGGTAGAGAGCTTGGCCGTCTTATATCTGTAGCAGTACAATCTGAATTAGTACAGCAAAAAAGACCTGGAGGTTTACTTGCATAATGGCTACTTTTCCTTCAATAGCACCTACTTACGGAGTACAAAAAAGATCAGCACCAAATACTAGGACAGTCAGATTTGCTGATGGTTATGAACATAGAATTTTATTTGGATTAGCACAGCATCAGAATCCTAAAGTTTATAATCTTACTTTTGAAGTATCGGAAACAGATTCAGATACTATAGAAACATTCTTAGATGCAAGAGCAAATGATAGTGCCAGCTTTACTTTTACTCCTCCAGGAGAATCTAGTGCATCACAATATGTATGTGAAGGATGGAATAAATCTATACCTTATTTAAATAGAGCAAGAGTACAAGCTACATTTAGAGAGGTATTTGAACCATGAGTACTGCTCCTGTTTTTAGTGAAGTTCAAAAAATAAATCCCTCTGCAATTATTGAACTATTTACATTACAGCTAGATAACTCTTTACATGGTGCGACTACAACTTATAGATTTCATTCGGGGTCTAACCTTAATGCAAATGGAGAAATAGTTTGGGCTGGTAATGCTTATCAAAGATTTCCAATAGAAGCTACAGGTTTTGCATATCAACGTGGTCAGATTCCAAGACCAAAACTTGTTGTAAGTAACGCATTAGGAACAATATCTGCAATACTTCTAACTGTTAATCAAACAACAACTGGTAATGATCTAACAGGAGCTACAGTTACAAGAATAAGAACAATGGCAAGATTTATTGATGCCGTTAATTTTCCAGGAAGTTCTAATCCATTAGGAACACCAGATCCTACAGCAGAATTTAAACGTCAGATATATGTAATTGATAGAAAAGCAGCAGAGAATAGAGATGTAGTAGAATTTGAATTAGCAGGAGCTATTGATATGGCTGGAGTTCGAGCACCAAAACGTCAATGTACTCGTGCTTTATTTCCTAGTATTGGTACGTTTACTCAATGAGTTGGAAAGATGACGCATTGGTTCATGCGAAAGACCAAGATCCAAAAGAAGCGGTGGGACTTTTATTAAACATTAGAGGTAAACATAAATACTATCCTTGTCAAAATTTAGCAATAACAAATCATCAGGAATTTATCTTAAACCCAGAAGATTATGTAAAAGCAGATAATCTTGGAGAGATAACTGCTGTTGTTCATAGTCATCCGACAACACCTCCAACACCAAGCCAAGCTGATCGTATTAGCTGTGAACATAGTAAATTACCTTGGCATATTGTTAATCCTAAGACAGGTGAATGGGGTGAATGTATTCCCGAAGGTTACGTTCCAGAATTACTAGGAAGACCGTGGGTATGGGGTGTTACTGACTGCTGGAGTTTAGTTGTTGATTGGTACGCACAAGAAAAAGGTATAGAACTGAAAGATTATGCAAGAAATATGACACCACAAGAATTTTTAGAGAATCCTTTATTTGAGGATTATGCGTGGCGAACAGGATTTAGAGAACTTAGATCAGAAGAAAAGTTAGAAGCTGGAGATGTTTTGTTAATGTCAATAATGCACCCAACTTTAAATCATGTAGCTATTTTCTTAGGAGATATGGTTTTACACCATTTAGCAGATAGACTATCTTGTAGAGAGCCATATTCTGAGTGGTTGTTAAAATGTACTGGTAAGAGGTATCGCTATGCTCAGAAAAGTTAAATTATACGGAGAACTAGCTGATTTTGTAGGCTATAAAGAATTAGATGCTGTAATAAATTCTACTGCTGATGCAATACGTTTTCTTGTCAGCAACTTTCCAAAGTTAGAATCACACATGGCTGATAGATATTATCAGGTTCTTGTTGATGATTATGATATTGATGAGACTGAACTTCATAATCCTATAGGACAATCAGATATAAGTATTGTGCCTGTTATTACTGGTGCAGGTGGAGGGTTAGGTAAAACTTTATTAGGTGTGGCAATGATTGGATTAGCATTTGCAATGCCTGGTGCGACATTTGGTATGGGTGGATTTTCAGCAGCAGCAGGATTTAGTGGATTTCAAGCAGCAGTAGGTAATCTTGGTATTGCATTAACACTTATGGGTGTCAGTGAAATGCTATTCCCTTTACCCAAGCCACAGGATTTTAGTAATGAAGAAGATCCACGCATATCATTTAGCTTTTCTGGTGTGCAGAATACATCACGGGCAGGTACTAGCCATCCAATAGTTTACGGAGAAATTGTAACTGGCTCAGTCGTAATCTCTGCTGGAATTGACACAAATCAGGTATCAGCATGACAGATAAAATTATTAGAGGTTCTGGTGGTCCACCACCTACCCCACCATCTCCAACTAGAGCACCTGATACTTTAAACAGTAGGCAGTTTGCTTCTATTCAAGATCTTATATCTGAAGGAGAAATAGAAGGTTTTGCAACTCCATCAAAGGCATCACTTACAAAAGGAACAACAGCATATAACAACGCAGCATTAAAAGATGTATTTCTAAACGATACTCCTATTTTAAATTCAACTGCCAGTAATACAAATCCACAGACAGCAGATTTTAATTTTCAAAGTGTAGGGTTCACACCTCGTTTTGGAACGTCAAACCAAGAACATATCCCTGGTATTGAAAGTAGTCAATCGACAACTGCTGTAGGAGTTACGGTAACAAATTCTTCTGCTGTCACTCGGCAGATTACAAATACAAATGTAGATGCTGTAAAGGTAACAATAACTTTTCCTCAACTACAAAAGGCAACTGACGAAGGAGATTTATTAGGTTCATCTGTTGCTCTTAAAGTACAGGTTCAGTACAACAGTGGTGGTTTTTCAGATATTATTTCAGACACTATTACTGGTAGAACTGCTGATGCGTACCAAAAAGAATATCGTGTAAATATAACTGGTGCTTTTCCTGTTGATATTAGAGTTGTAAGAGTAACAGCAGATAGTACATCTTCAAATCTTGTTGATGCTTTTACTTGGACAAGTCTCGGTGAGATTGTTGATGATAAACAAACTTATCTCAATAGTGCATATACAAATTTAAGAATAGATTCTGAACAGTTTAGCTCTATCCCAAAAAGAGCTTTTCGTATTCGTGGTGTAAAAGTCAGAATCCCTGGTGCAGGTGCTTCTAGTTCTGGTACTCCTACTGTTGATTTACAAACAGGAAGAATTGTTTATCCAAGCGGTTATATATTCAATGGAACGATGGGAGCAGCCCAATGGTGCTCATGTCCTGCTTTAATTTTATTAGACCTTTTAACTACTGAAAGATATGGATTTGGAACGCATATTACAGACAGTAACTTAGATTTATTTAGTTTTGTAGCTGCTAGTAAATACGCAAATGAGTTGGTATCAGATGGTTTTGGAGGAACAGAGGCAAGATTTAGTTGTAATGTAAATATTCAAGGATCAATGGAAGCCTATACGTTGATAAATGAATTAGCTGGAGTGATGAGATGCTTTCCAATATGGTCTGAAGGTTCTGTCACTATTACTCAAGATAAGCCAACAGATCCTAGTTATCTATTTAGTTTGGCAAACGTAGGTGAAGGTGGGTTTTCATATTCTGGTAGCAGTTTAAAACAAAGACATTCTGTTATTTCTGTCAGCTATTTCAATATGGATAGCAGAGAGATCGACTATGAAGTTGTAGAAGATAGTACCGCCCAAGCAAAACTTGGCATAGTAAAGAAAGATGTAAAAGCATTTGCCTGTACTTCTCGTGGTCAAGCTCAGAGATTAGGCAAGGCAATACTATTCAGCGAACAAAACGAATCTGAAGTTGTCAGTTTTACAACCTCGATAGATGCAGGTGCGATCGTAAGACCTGGAAGTGTGATTTCAATAAACGATCCAGTTAGAGGAGGAGAAAGAAGAGCAGGAAGAATTAAAACTGCAACAACAACACAGATCACTGTAGATAATGTCGAAGGTCTAGATACGTTCTCAGGTTCTAATCAAAAATGTAGCGTTATACTTCCCGATGGAACTGTAGAAACAAAAAACATTACAGGTATTATTGGTAGTGTTATTACATTAGATTCTGCTCTAAACCAGACCCCAAATCCTAATACTATTTGGCTTGTACAAAGTTCTACTTTAGAAGCACAAACTTACAGAGTAATAACAGTAGAAGAACAAGATGGTATTAATTATGCAATTACAGCTTTAACTTATGTAGCTGGTAAGTATGCAAATATTGAATCTGGCATAAGTTTACCTGCAAGAAGTATATCTTTATTAAACGAGCCAAAGAATCCACCATCAAACTTACAGGCATCAGAAAGAGTTGTTGTAATAAATGCTCTTGCAGTAACTAAATTAATTTTATCTTGGGTATCAGTTACAGGTGTTAGTCAATATCTTGTTCAATATAGATTTAACAATACAAACTGGGTAAGCACTATTGTATTTAGACCTGACTTTGAACTTGTTGGCATACAAGCAGGTTCTTATGAATTTAAAGTTTATTCATATAATGCAGCTTTAAAATTATCTCCAACATCTTCCGATCTTACATTTAATGCAGTAGGTAAAACAGATCCACCAGGAAATGTTCAAAACTTATCTATGGAGCCTATTACTAATAAATTAGTAAGACTTAGATGGACAAAAGCTGTAGATCCTGACGTTCTACATGGTGGAAGAGTATATGTCAGACATAGTAATTTGACTGATGGTAGTGGTACTTTTCAAAACTCAGTTGATCTTGTTACTGCTTTAGCTGGTAACAGTACAGATGTAGTGGTTGCATCATTAGAAGGAGAATATATTCTTAAATTTCAAGATGACCAAGGAAACTTTAGTATAGGAGAGGCCAGTGTCATCCAAGATTTACCTGACCTTGTTGATACACAGGTAATACTACAAGATAGAGAAGATTTAGATTCTCCACCTTTTGCTGGTGTTGATACAAATACAACATTTAATAGTACAACCAGTGCCTTACAACTTACGAATCCAGCTACAAACGCAACAGGAGAATATGCTTTTAAAGATATTTTAGACTTAGGTGCTGTATTTTCTCTTGATTTAAAAAGAGTTATACGTTCTATTGGTTTTGTCATAGGTACAGATATAGAAACTATTATTCCAAGTGGATCTCTTTGGGATAATTATGCTATTAATGGTAATTTTGATGGAGCAGCAGCAGATGAAGCAAACTGTCAGATACAGGTAGCAACCTCACAAACAGCATCAGGTAGTTTTGGAAGTTTTAATAACTTTGCAAATGGAACTTTTAAAGGTAGAAGATTTAAATTTAAATTAATTTTAGAAACAACCAATGTTTCACAAAACATGAACGTACAGCAAGCAGGTTATACAGCAGAATTTCAATCAAGAACAGAACAAAATTATCAGACAGGTGGCAGTACATCTACCGCACCACAGTCATCTGGAACATCAGCAAAAACAGTTACATTTGGAACGCCATTCTTTGTTGGTACTTCATCATTAGGAGGAGCAAATGCTTTCTTACCTTCTGTTGGAATAACAATACAAAATGCTCAATCAGGTGATTTCTTTACAGTTACAAGTGTTTCTGGTACGGGATTTGTTGTAAGTATTAAAAATGGTTCGAGTTTTGTCGATAGAACTTTTACATTCCAAGCTGTCGGTTATGGTAAAGGGGTGTAATATGGAGAAAAGTATTATTTAGATGAGCCAAGTATCAGACTATAATATTGCTAATGCTTCGGGAGCTTCGGTAAGAAGTGACCTTAATGCTGTTTTTGATGCGATAAAAACTCTTAATAGTGGTGGTTCTGATCCTAGTAATACAGAAGCATTTATGCCATATGTTGATACAGCAGATAGTAATAATTTAAAAATAAGAAATTCATCTAATAATGGTTTTACTACTATTGGCCCTGTTGATACAGCAAATTTAGGTTTATTACCTGTAGCTGGCGGAACAATGACAGGTCAGTTTTTAGCTGATGATGGTTCTGGAGCAAGCAGTCCAGCATTAAGTTTTGATGGAGATACCGATACAGGAATTTATAGATCAGCAGCAAATACAATGGGATTTTCTACTGCTGGTACGCAGAGAGTAGGGATAAGTAATGCTGGATTGGATATGTTGAACGCATTACCAATTAGATTTCAGGATTCTAGTGGTGCTCCTTTTGTTTCTCTTCAATCTCCATCTGCTCTGTCTGGAAATGTAGCTTTAACATTACCTGCGTCAATAACAAATGGTGGTTTTTTACAGACTGATGGATCAGGTAATTTAAGTTTTCAAATTGTAGCTGGTGTTCCTACCAGTGCAGTATTTTGTGTGGCAGTGGCAACTGTACCTACAGGTTATTTAGAATGTAATGGTGCAGCAGTCAGCAGGACAACTTATTCAGCTTTATTTGCAATTATTGGAACGAACTACGGAACAGGTAATGGATCAAGTACTTTTAACTTGCCAGATTTAAGAGGAGAATTTATAAGAGGTTTTGATAATGGTAAGGGAACAGACTCAGGAAGATCAATAGCAAGTTCTCAAGGTAGTGCGAACTTAAGTCACGGTCACTCTGTTGGTGCGTCTGTAAATGATTCAGGTCACGTTCACGCAACCAGCTTTGATGGTCATAAATACTTCCCAGGTGCGGGTACAACATCTATTGGATTTGGTGGTGCTGGTACATACCCTGCTGATGTATTCACAATGAGTTCAGCTAATACAGGCATTAGTGTAAGTATTTCTCAAAATAATGCTGGTGGTGGTGAAGCTAGACCTCGTAACATAGCTATGATGTACATAATAAAAGTTTAATTATGGCTATTCAACCTGGTATTTACAATATGAATATTCAAAGGCGATCAGACCATAATATTCAACTTGTTTTTAAAGATAGTGATAATGATGCAATAAATCTAGTTGGATTTACTGTGGAAGCACAAGTTTGGGAAGAAACACGCACCACAAAATATGCTGATTTTGCTGTGACTTATACAAATAGAGGAGCAGGAACAATAGATATTGCATTAACAGATGTACAGACTGCAACATTCAGTCCAAACTTATTAAAATATGATGTATTACTCATTAATCCTGCTGGATTAAGAGAGTATTATTTGGAAGGAGACATCTTTATGAGCGAGGGTTACACAGCATGACTAGTGTTAACGTAAGCACCACTAAAAATACTGTTACGGTAAATGAAGGGGATGCAACTGTTGTTACTGTGACAACAGCAGGGCCACAAGGCCCAGGTTTTGATTTAGTTATAGATCACAGTGCTAAAGTTGATAATTCGGTGATGTACTATCAGCAAAGTAGTGGTAAGGTTATATTAGATAATAACGTCACCACACTAAAACTCGTTGACGGAGGGAACTTCTAGTGGCAAACACAATTAGGATTAAAAGATCTACAGGATCATCAGCACCAACCACACTAGAAAATGCGGAATTAGCATTTAGTGAAGCTAATGAAATTGGGTATGTTGGAGTAGGTTCTGGGGGAGCAGGAGGTTCTGCTACAACTATTAATAAAGCATTTGGTAAAGGTGCTTTCTTTGATAAAGATACAGTAAGAACAACAAACCATGTTTTAGCTGGTGCTGCTTCTGGAAGTTCTGCTGCTCCTACATTTAGAGCATTAGTAGCTGCTGATATTCCTTCGATAGCACATACGAAAATATCGGATTTTGATACAGGTGTAAGAGTAAATACTTTAAATCAAATGGCTGTTCCTACAGGTTCAGTTTCATTTAACTCACAGAATATAACAAACGTAGCCGATCCAGTAAACGCACAAGACGCTGCTACTAAAGGATTTGTAGAAGCTACATCTCAAGGTTTAAATGTTAAAAATTCATGTGTTGTAGCAACAACAGCAAACATAACAATATCAACTGCTCTTAATAGTGGAGATACGTTAGATGGAATTACTCTTGCAGATGGAAACAGAGTATTAGTTAAAGATCAGTCTACTGCGTCTCAAAATGGTATTTATATAGTTGGAGCTTCACCTGCGAGGGCTGCTGATTTAGCTGCCAATTCTAATGCTGCTGGTATGTTTACTTTTGTTGAAAAAGGAACAGTAAATGCAGATAACGGTTTTGTTTGTACTTCTGACTCTGGATCTGCTGTCGTTGGAACGAATAACCTAACATTTGCACAGTTCTCTGGTGCTGGTCAGATCACAGCAGGAGATGGTTTAGATAAGTCTGGCAATACTTTATCTGTTGATCTTAAGGCTAATGGTGGACTTGTAATTGAATCTACTGAGATTGCTGTAAAACTAGATGCTAGTTCTATTACTGGAACGCTTGCTGTAGGGGATGGTGGAACGGGTGCTACAAGTGCAAGTGCAGCTAGAACAGCTTTAGGGTTAGTAATTGGCACAGATGTCGAGCCACATAGCGATAAGCTAACAGAGCTTGCAACTATGGGTCAGACAACAGCTAATGCTTTGGCAGATTTACTTGAAGCAGAAGTTCAGATATTAGATGGAGCAACAGTAACAACAGCAGAATTAAATATTTTAGACGGAGATACATCCGCAACTTCAACAACACTTGCTACTGCTGATCGAATGGTAATTAATGACGCTGGAACAATGGTACAAGTTGCATTATCTGATCTTGTCACTTTCTTAGAAAATGGAAGTGTTTCTGGCTTTGATATTGATGGTGGAACTTACTAAGCCATAGGAGGTTATAGCTCATGGCAAATGTCATTAAACTAAAAAGAGGAAGTGGTAGCGATCCAGGTGCTAGTGATCTAGTTGTCGGTGAAGTAGCGATAAGAACCGATAGCGGTAAATTATTTACTAAAAAAGACAATGGAAGCATTGCTGAAATAAGTGGTAGTGGCGGTGGTGCAAGTAACTTCTTTATTAATACACTATCCTCATCATCTGGATCAGGTGGGGGTAGTGCTTCTTTTAATGGAACTGCAACCAGATTTACTTTAAGTAATCCACCTTCTGTAGCAGCACAACAACTTCTCGCTTCTGTTAATGGTGTTATTCAAAAACCTAATTCTGGAACAAGTCCCAGTGAAGGTTTTGCAATAGATGGTGATGATATTATATTTGCTGCTGCACCAGATACAGGAGCAGACTTTTTTATAATTACTTATGCAGAATTAGCAGTAGGAGTACCTTCTGACAATAGTGTTACGAGTGCAAAGATAGCAGATCTAACGATAGTAAATGGAGATATAAGCAATACAGCAGCGATAGCAGGGTCAAAGATTTCTCCTGATTTTGGTAGTCAGAATATAGTTACAACTGGAACAATAACCAGTAATGATATAACTATTCAAGATCAACAGCCAAGATTAAATTTTGTTGACAATGCTGGTTCACCAAATGACCCAGATTATTTATTTCAGGTTGATGGTGGGCAATTTGTTTTACATGATAGTACTAATTCTGCTAATAAATTTATAGTTAATACTGATGGTCATATAGATTTTCCTCCTAATGTAGACTTTGCTGCTGGTATTGATGTAACAGGTGCTTCAAGTTTTAATGGTTTTATAACATTATCAGGTACTCACAACAGAATAATTTTTACTGATACCAACGATGATCCAGACTACATGGTTGATTCCAATGGGGGTCATTTTTTAGTTTACGATTCTACAAATAATCAAGATAAAATAAAAATTCAGTCCGATGGTCATATTGATATACATGGTAACGTAGATTTTATTTCTGGTGGAATTGACGTAACAGGAGCTATTACTGGAACTGGTAATTTAAATATTGGAAATAATATTAGTTCCAATCCATTTTCATATTTAAGATTTGGAGCGAGTCAACATGGTGCTGCTGATATTAGACCAGTAGACGGAGGATCACATACAGTTGGTTTATCTTTTTATACAGATGGAACAGCAGATACAACGATAAATCCAACAGAACGTATGCGTATAACTTCGTCTGGGAACGTAGGTATCGGAACAACAAACGGATCAGCAAGACTAATGGTAGCAAGAGATATAGCTGACTCTGCTTCAAATAGTTTTACTAATCAAACAATCATATTAACAGGTACAGTCGGGGGTAATAGTACTAATAACAGAACAGGGCTTTATTTTGCTCCATACAACTCCTCTAATCAATACAGTCCATCGGCAATAACCTGTACAGCAGGGGCAAATCATGCATCTACTCTTAAATTCTTTGTAAATGGTGCTGGAAATGGCACAGGTCATGTAGATTCTTACGAACGTATGCGTATAGATTCGTCTGGAAACGTATTAATCGGTCAAAGTAGTTCAACAAATCCGGGTCAAGGTAATAGTACTACTGGAATTTGTTTAAATGGTTCAAGTGGACCAAGAATACACTGTTCTAGGGA